ACCACCTTATTCATGCGATCAAAATGATCAGCTAATTCAATGTCCATATATATACATTATAATCTTAGTTGACTAAAAAATCAACTAGATTTTTGCTTGGCAATCTTTAATAGGACTAAATAACCAATTAAATCATCAATATCATTATCGCCTGGGTAATCTGTGCCCTTCATTAATCTATTTAATTTGTCATCGATTCTTACATGGAGTTGCTCTCTTGGTCCCGCCTTTGAAAATATACGCACAGGATCTAGGGCTGAATTGCCGTAGGCAATATTCTTTTTGACCAACATATGTGCAATTTCATGGCAGGTTTCTAAAATTTCTTTGCCTGCTTCTGTACCTACTGTAAGTAGATACAAGTCTTCACATTTAAATTGAGGTGAATCTGGAAATACTGGTTCTAACATATCCGCTCCTATTGAACTTGTGATTCATATCTTGAATCTATACTGAGTGGATTCTCAATATTTCTCAATATATGGTGGGAGGGTATAAACATTAAATATACCCTGATGCCCTTTCCTAAAAATAAACCAATCTGTTGGATGATCAAATCCTATCTCTTCTACATATTTGCAGAGTTTTTCTGCTCCACGCTTTGAAATTACATAGCATAAAGTAGACCAGTCCTGATATCCCTTGGCTATATAATAACTAATTCTTTGAGATTCGTCAAATCTTGGATGCTGATTTGGATCTACATAGATACTAAATATATCATAATCATTTGGCAACACACTCATAGCAGTTTGATATTTATAATGAAATGAATTATTTATTAAAACGTCATCTTCAAATATAATTAATTCATTTAAATCGCTCTGCTTTAAGTATTTCCAAGCAAGATAATGACTTCCAAAATTACCAATTTCTCCTAATTTGAACCCATCCCAAGCAAATTTAAATTCTGGATTTTCTAATTTAAATTTATCTATTTCTCCGTCTTTTTTAGCATTAAGACATTTTATATCTATCTTATTACCATTTAGCATGTAGTCTAAATTATCTCTATTAGATGCTCTGGTGTCATCTATATATATCGTGTGATAGTTTATTGGATATTTATTTTTTAACAAGTTTGGCTCTGTGTCGTAAAATGAACTTATAGACAAGCAGTCTGGCCTGTGCTGCATTCTTCCATATATCTTGTCATGTAATTGTTTAATCTTATTAGAGTCTATATCATTTACATCACAAAACTCATAAAAAGTTTCTAGAATTATTTTTAATTCATGGGAAGCTTTGTCATGATTATAGCTGCTACCAGAGGGATGATTTAAAATATTTTCATTATCTCTTAGAACTAGTTTTTCATTATATATAGAATACGCACACCAAATCATATCCATTCCCCAGCCGCTAGTCAACTTTGTAATATCCGTCTTACTGGATAGGAAATCAAAATATTTTTCAAGCATGTCAACTACATCTCTATGCAGTATAACTGCTATACCATCTGTTTGAATTGAAAGCAGCATTTTATTGTCTAAGTCTAAATTAGATATTCTAGAAGATCCTTCATGCCATGGTTCACTTGTCAAATGTGGAGCATATGCAAAAACATTATATGTTGAAACAGATAAGTTTGCCCTATCTAGAAATGATGTCCAGTTATTATAACTTACGTCACCAGCAAGCCAAAACATGTACTCATAAGAACGATCAAAATCTTTAACAGCTCTATATAGTTGCCTATAATATCTTATGTCTCCAACATTTAACCATTCGTCACTAATTCTAGAACCAGAATTTATAATTTTATGTGGAATATTATTTGACTTAAATGAATGCTCTATATTAAGAACATTATCATACACTTCATCCCAGCAAACCACATAGGTAAAAAATTTCATCACATTCTTCCTTTTAATTTTGTAGTAGAAATTGTTTGTGTATATGGGACATAAACCAATCCAATACCACGATCATCTAGCCAATCTTGGGTAAAACCCATTTGAGAATAGTAATCTTTTTTTGCCCAATCAGATCCTATTACTATATAGTCTGGCTTAACAATTTCTATTGCTATTTTAGAATCTGCCCCCCCAACATTTAAAACTACTTGGTCCACATATCTGCATGATTCAAGAACAGACATTCTTTCTTCTGTGCTACAAATTGGTGGCTTTCCTTTATACTGCTGAATGAATTCGTCTGTATTTAATGAAACTACTACGCTCCCCCAGTCTCCAGACAGCTCTTTACATCTTTTCAAAAGGTTAACATGACCAGAATGAAACAGGTCAAAGGTGCCCCCAGTATAGATAACGCTCATTTTATTAGCCCATTTTCTTTTAAAGAACGATAAATGGTCATTACCGTCACATTACATTCTTTTGCAATTTCTTCCATAGTCTTTTTTTGAACGACATATCGTCGGTATAGCCAGTCTTTACTTTTATATAGTTTCATCGTTCTGTTAACACCGTGTTTGAATAATGAGCAATGCCGAATGCATCTGCTACGTCGAAATCGTCTAGGCCTAAATTGTATTTCTTATTAAAATAATCTACAGTTCTTTGCTTTCTTATTTCCCGCATTTTTGCTTTGTACCAAGATTCAGCATGCCCTGGATTTTCAAACTTAAGCTTATCTTTCTCCATCTTTGTTGGATTTTTATTTCCTATGTACGCCTGCCAAGATGTAGGTGATATGGTCATAACCTTAGCGCCAGTAGACATCAGCTCTGCAATAACGACTCCATAAACATAAGATAGTTTAATTACAGCATCTGGAGACTTAACGAATACTGCACCCTCAACTACTATGTAATCAGACTTAAGCTCAGGAAGCATAGCATGCATCTTGACCTTTGCGTCATGTATCTTTTCGTATATGTCTGATCCTTCAAATTCGATCTTGCCCCATTTCAATGGCTTATCATTTTCCATTAAACAGAATGCAACAGAATTTGTAGAAGCATCTATACCAAGAACCCTGTGGGCCTTTGTTTTAATTAGTTCACCCAATTTCATCTATCATCCTCAATAACTTATTCTTTTGTGTAATGTCTATTTTTTTCTGGCATCCCGCACATATTTCTGATTCGTTATATCTGCTCAGCCTAGTATTACATTTCCTGCATACCCTTTTAGCACCATTACGGATTGCTTTTTTCTCATAATACTTTTCCATAATCCGTCTATTTGTTGCTACACGGCAGCATTCATCTGAGCAATACTTTTGATTATGCGTCTTCGCATCAAATTCCCTTGAGCATTCTTTATTAGCACAGATCATAGCTTTGGAACCTCATATGCTTCTATCTGTACCGTTCCAGTTTCTCCAGACCAACATTCTTTCTTTATGGGACATCCCTTGCATGCGTAACTTGTTTTAAGGAATGGCCTCATTGGAATTCCGCCATCTTTGTAATTATCATAAACTTCGCAAAGCCATACAAATAGATTATCTATAATCTCTTTATTCTTTTCATTCATCTGCAGTGGTATGATAAGAAGCTCTTGAGTATTCTTATTCTCATATAGGAAGAAGGCTTCCTTGACATTACGCAACTTCATGTATGCTAAAAGCTGAAGCATATGGTTTGCCGAAGGTGACATCTCTGCTTGCCTTGTATCCCATACTTCTTGCTTCGCAGTCTTAATTTCACCAAGCACTTCTTCATCGTCCCAATTAATTACAAGGTCTATGAAGCCACGAATAGGCGGATATTCATTTTTAATTTCTACTTCTGTCTGTACTGACTTAACGGGGTCTCCCATTTTTTCTATCAGACTTTGAATTCTTTCATGGGCTTTAGTACCATTAGCCATATTTGCAATCGCTTGTGCATCATTGTTGTCTACAAAATGAGCTCCGCTAAAAGCCATATACCAATATCTAGGGCAATTTCCATTACCATAACCAAAACTACTTGGACTAAATGTATACTTAGTCATTGCTCCATCTGCCCTCTTGGTAGCTAGATATGCGTCATCTAGCATTTTGGCAAACTCTTTTGGATCAAACTTACCTTCGTACTTTTTAAATTTTAAATTCTTTACTATATCTCTAGCCATTATAACGAACGATATACTTGAGGGCATCCACAAGCTTATCTATCGACTCCTTTGCTGAATAATATACATTCTTTTTATTATTGTTTGCTGTGCCCGCTTTATCTTTTGCTATCGTTGAATAGACAGCAGCAAGCATAGAAAACTTTGTCGACATTGCTTGTAGCTCAATAATTAATTGTGGTGCTTTGGCAGCAGGAACATCTGGGTTCATGAGCAGCTTGACTGTAATAGCTAAAGCTTTATCAAGATGTTCATCCTTCATGAACTCATGAAGATCATTAAATTCTGTGATATCGCTAATTAATTCTAATGTACTTTTATCGCTCATGCCATCATCCTTGTAACTATAGCATAGCCAATCCATAGGCCAACAATACCCATAAGTCCTGCAAATACTGGTGGAGCAGGTATTGGCAATTTAAATGCGCTAAAGATAGCGCCTGTAATTGCTCCTACGCCTGTTGTCATTAATATATCTCTCACTCGCTCCACTTTTCTACTAGTTGTTCCAGTAAAGACCACTCTATTACTGCCAGCCTTGTCTTGCTATTTCCTTCTCCAATAACCAGCTTTAATACTGGATTAAAAGATCTACTTACCTTGAATGTGTCTGTACAAACTTTAGCCCACATATCTTTTGAAACTGCAACGGACTTGCCAGTTTCTTTATAATCTACAACAAATCCATTCCATATGGCATCGCCTTTTTGATAATCTCCTCTGCCACTATTCTTTTGTTGCTTTGCACCATCACGCTTAGCCTCTGATCTTTCGGACATCAATTGATCCTATACGAGTTGCTATGGCCATCTGGGCATTTCCATGACATTATAAAGTTTACTGGATCCCAGTATGAATCTTCTGAGTCAAGGTTACACTTAGAACAAGGCTTGCCAGCGCCCAGTTTTTCTAAACGAGAGACTTCATTGTCTGTTGGCTTAGGGCCTATGAATTCATTAAGATTTGGCATTTATTTTTTCCGTCAACGTTTCTACTACATCTGGGTTGGTTCGAAGGTGCTGCACAGCCTTTGCTCTTCCCTGTAGTCGCTCCCCTTCCACGGTATACCAAGCGCCACCTTTTTCCACGAGTCCGTACATTTCGGCAACATCAAGAGTTTCTCCTACTCTATCAATTCCTACATTATCTCCTTGATAATAGAAATCATATTGTCCAGATAAATTAGGTGGACCAAGCTTATTATAATCAATAATCCAATTAACTGGTCTTCCTACTTTTTGCTCAAGTACCTTATCGCCAACCTGTACGCCAGCCTTGATCGCATTCGCTTCAGCTTCCGAGCTCCACAATTTAATAACAGTAGATGAGAAGAATTTAACCGCCATTCCACCCGTCGGGATATGCGAAGCATGCATAGAACCAAACTGATTACGCTGCTGTGATATGAGGACAAGAAGCGTGTTCTTGTTCGCATAATTAAGCATTTTAACCGCATGAGTCATGTCCTTTGCTTCGGCACCAATTTGCTTGGTATCCTCAAGTTTCTTTAATTCAGAACTATCTTTTTCAAAGTAAATGGCAGGAAGAAGAGCAGATATGGAATCTACTACAATTAAATCTACTTCTGCTTCCATCAATTGTGTTGCAACATCTACCATGTCATTGATAGTCTTTGCTGGGGAATAGATTAACTTAGAAGAATCTACTCCAAGCTTTTCTGCCCAGCTCTGATCGTAGGAAGCTTCAGCGTCTATCCAAGCACATGTCTTGCCATTCTTTTGAGCTTCAGCAATCATTTGTAGGCAGAACGATGATTTACCAGCAGACTTATTACCCCAAACAAGAACCTGCCTTCCAAATCCCAATCCGCCTTTTAAAGCTTTGTTAAGGCCAATACTTGGGGTAGGCTGCTTTTCTACTTGTACGTCTACTGCTGATTGAACTCTTGCTCTTGTTTTCGGGTCTAACTTTGCTAATACATCATCTAACGTAATTGTCATTATTTATCTTTCTTCTCTCTACTATTATATCATTTAGAATAGGTTGCCGTGAAGGGTTGGTCGTACTTTATTTTTTTCCATTTTATTATGAAGAACTTCATCAAGACTATGCAATACTGCTTCTTCATTTCTCATAGCGGCATATACATCAAGAATACGAATGATTATATCTGCTATTTCTTCTACAACTTTTTCAGAGCCTTGACTCTTTCTGATAGCCTCCAGGACCTCTGTTACTTCTGAATGTACTAGAGCTAATTTGTTTCCAATTTTGTCATGAGTATATTCACCATCCCAAAATCCTTTTTCCACCGCTGTTTCATGAAGCATTGCGGCTAGAGCATCTAGTCCATATTGACTAACTATTTCCTGGCTGTTCATTCTTTTCCCTTAAACTAAATTTAAACGTCAAATCTTGATCGTCATATTCTACTAATAGTTCTTTGTCTACATTTGCCGCATTTACAAATCTTGTGGTTGGAACAGCTAAACTGCCGTGTTCTTCAAGTAATGCCACTAAGATTTTATTTAGGCTCATAGACTCAATAACTTCTTCTGTCATTTGATTTCCTTAATCATTAATGTGCCGTCATCTAATTTAGATAGCACTGGATTGCAAGTCATCCCATCTCTCATTTTAGCCAGAGTTATTTTATACATTGATGGGAATGCAATTGCTCTGGTTAAGTTCTTGTCCTTATCAGTCATAACAATATGTGACATTGTTTTGCCACCTTTTGTTTGATACGGGGTAAAGTTTATCACAATCTTCTGGTCTTCTTCAAGAGCATACTCTTTTCGATACAAGAAGTCTACAAATATATCTTTAGAGTCTGGGGTAATATCGTTTACCTCTACATATCTGGCGATACGATTATCTCCCACTAATATAAAATACATCTTGCCAGCCTCGATTTGTGTCTGTTCGTGATGGAATAATCCAATTGAACCAGTCTCATCTACTAGCTCAACACGAGCCCAGCCTTTACCTCGCTTAATACTTTTTACCATTCCAAACATTACGAATGATCCAAGCGGATCAAATTGGTCGATAGTTAAAGCTTGAGCCTTGATACGTGGTGGTATATTCTTTAACTCAAATGCTGGTATTCCTAGGTATTCGTAGTAGTTTTCTTTCTCTTCACCGCTCCTAGGATTATCCTCAAAGGCAGCACCGCCAATAGCATTAAGAGAGCTAACAGCCCTACTATTAATGCCGCTTCCTTTCTTTGAGGCTTTTTCAACAAATTCTTTATAGCTTGCATATGGTCTTCCTTCTATTATTTTGTTTGCTATGCTGTCTGAAATATATTTAATTTCGGCCAGCCCAAATCTTAATGAATCTTTCTGCAAAGAAAAGTATACATCAGACTCGTTAATGTGTGGTAACTGAACTCTTAGTCCAAGTCGTTTTGCTTCGATGAGGTATTCTGTTCTTGTATCCTTGTCTCCTTCGTTCTTGAGAGCAGCAAAGATAAACTCCAAAGGATAATGAAGCTTAAGCCAAGCGGTATAATAAGAAAGCATAGAGTAAGCAACAGCGTGGCTCCTATTGAACGAGTATCCAGAATGTGCCTCAAAGTCGTGCCAAAGTTTTTCGGCTTGTTTTTTAGAAATGTGCTTTGAAGCACCTTCAATAAATTTATCTTTGAACTGGTCGAATTCTTTTGCATCCTTTTTCTTTCCGATAATCTTACGAACCTTGTCTGCCTCAGACCAGGACATTCCTCCAAGATGTACGCAGGCCTGCATAACCTGCTCTTGATAGATAATAACGCCATAAGTATTTTTTGTGAATGGCTGCATTAATGGGTGAACATATTCTACAGCCTCTTTGCCGTGCTTTCTGTTAATGTATGAAGCTCCGACAGTATTCATTGCTCCTGGTCGAACTAAAGCATTTGAAACTACTAGATCTTCGAATTCAGTAGCGCCCATCTTAATAAGCAAGTTTGTGTACGGGGTTGCTTCAGCTTGGAAGATACCTTTTGTATACCCTTCGCTAAGCATCTTATAAACTTCTGGGTCATCAAATTTCATTTTGGATAGATCTACGTGCTTACCAGTCCTTTTACGAATTGATGTCAATGTGTCTGAAATTACAGATAAACACTTTAATCCTAGAGCATCTAATTTGATTAGTCCTATATCAGCAACAGTATCCATATCATATGCGATAACTGGTATACGACCAGAGGCTTTATCCTCACGATCTTCTCGTGTTTCGACTGGACCGTAGTTTCTAATATCATCTTTAGCAACGATAACTCCTGCAGCATGGATGCCTGTACTTCTGATCTTTCCACGAAGTCTTTCAGCAAGCCATGTAACTTCAGGGTATCTTATTCTAAATTCTTTTGTGTTTGGTGATGTGGCATATTCATCAAATGTATCTACAGACTTCAATGCATGATTAACTTCTGCCAATGGAACTAAGAATGCACGAGCAGCATCACGGACTACGCCTTTATCTTTAAAGTAAGTAAATGTAGAAATAGAAGCCACATATTTAAACTTCTTTTTAAGATATTCCTTTACCTCTTTACGACGGCGGTCTTCAAAATCTGTATCAATATCTGGGAAATCGTTACGGTCTGGGTTGATGAATCGGAAGAACAAGAGGTCATATTCTATTGGGTCTACATCTGTAATTCCAATTGCGTAACAGACCAACGATCCTGCTGCCGAACCACGTCCTGGGCCAACCATAATTTCCTGGCCTTTAGCCCAATTAATCATATCGGCCACAATTAGGAAGTAGGAGGCAAACTTCTTATCCTTAATAACTGCCAATTCTTCCTCTAGGCGAGCCCTATATACCTCGTCTGAGGCCTTCTGAAGCCTCTCTAAGCCCTTTTCGGCCAGCTCTCGTAGCTTTTCATCAGCGTTCGTCTTTGGGACTGGCAGGAGGTCTAGGTTTCGATGCAGGTCATATGAGCCTATCTTGTCTGCAATTTCCAATGTATTGTCAAATATATCAGTCCTATTTATTCCAGCCTTTTTAAAGTCTGCCTCGATTTCCTCACGAGTCTGCATAAATAGGTTCATCCCCTTAAATGACATACGACGATCAGGATATAAATAATCAAATCTATCTGCCATATCCTTCATCTGTCTCGACATGTCGAAATCGGCATCCTTATTCATTTTAGGGTTGGTAGAAATAATAAGTAAAGCTTCTTCTAATAGTCTATCTTCTTCTTTAGCATAATGAATGTCACCTGTTGCTACCGCCTTAATTTTTAATTCATCTGCCAGTTGTAGCAAATTGTCGTTTATTTCTTTTGGGTTATGTGATTGTACCTCCACATAAAAGTCTTCACCAAAAGTTTGCTTAAAGTCTTTGAGTATAAGTTTTGCTTCCGAGAATTCCTGGCGTTCAATAGACTTACCAATAAGTCCATTAAGACATCCGCTAAGTACAATAATACCTTCAGCATATTCTTTTAACACCTCTCTATCAATACGTGGCTTAGAATAAAATCCTTCTGTCCATGCAATCTCTTGCAGTCTATGTATATTCTGTAGCCCCTTTTTATTCTTAGCAAGAAGAATAATATGGTTGTAAGCCTGAATGCTTTTATCCTTGAATGACGATCTGTCAAATCTATCGGTAGGAGATATGTACGCCTCTACACCCAAGATTGGCTTGATGCCATATTCTTCACAAGCAATTTGCATATCACGATGTGATGACAATGTTCCATGGTCTGTGATAGCAATCGCAGACATGCCAAGCATCTTAGCCTGTTTAGCTAATTCATCTGGTGAATTAAGTCCGTCCATTGTTGAGTAATGTGAATGGACATGCAAATGTATAAAGTTCATAACCGCCTTTGAAATGGGGGCCCGAAGGCCCCCATCATATTACCAGTCTAAGTTGCTGCTAGTTGCAGACTCAGATTCCTCTTGTCCGCCTTCTCCATTAAAGAAAGCTTCCTGCTCTACGTATGGCAAGTCACGTACTGCAGTTTCTTCAAGCTTATACAATTCAAGGGATGATGAATCAAACGGGGTCTCATCCTTTGCTAGAGGGATAATTGTATAGCTAGTTTCGGTCTTTAGACCGCTTCGCTTAATACGCCATACGAGATTTGTGATTGAACCCATTTCTCCTGCGTATTCAATTAGCGTAGGTGTAACGGTTTTACCGCTAGAACCTTGTGAAAGAATTGCTACGTATGGCTCTTCCTTGCCATCATCAACAAGCACATTGATGTAAAGTCGTGAACGACCCTTCCATCCCGCCTTGTAATCCTTGCGATGTTGTTCACAGCCATAGCACTTGCCCTGATCATCCATTGAGCAGAGTCCTTTGCGGCGATAATCTTTAGGATTTGTATGTTCGACTGCAATAAAGCCCAGTCCTAGCTTTGCATCATAAGTTGGTGAGTCTGGATCTAGTTCCTGAAGGAAACGAATCTTTACGCTTTCTCCATCTTCTAGCTTTACCCATCTTGCCTTGCTGCCATCACCTGATGATTGTGGCTTGTCTAAAGCCTTGTTTAGGTCCTTAAGACCTTTTACGATACCCATATGTTTTCTCCTTATATAGTTGACGGTATAGATCCGTCTGTTCTTTCATTATATCATGGGTTCCAAGATCGATATTCGATATCGGAAACTGCATTCTTCACACATGCAATAATTTCTTTTTCAGTCATATCGCCTGCATCTTTTGCGTCATGTGGATATATCTTACCATATTCATAAGAAGCCCACAAGATGTCTTTATTTCTTAATCTATTGGCAATGCTGAGGCCTAATTCCCTGCCAGCCAAATCTGCATCTGTCATAATAGTTATTCGATTAAAATATCTATTTAACAGAGCAATATTTTCTTTTGACAAATGGCCACCCAAAGTTGCAACAACATTTGGAAAGCCAGCCTGATGCACACGAATTGCATCAAAGCTTGATTCTACAACTATTACATTCTCACCAATTCTTTTAGCTCTATGAATATTAAACATAGTTTTATTCTTTGGCAAGTTTGTACTATTCTTAAACCTTTTCTCTTTTACAGCTCTACCAACAAGGCCTACTGGCATTCCGTCTGGGCTATGTACTGGAACAATAACCATATCCATTTTGGCAGAGTATCCTAATTTAAAATGCTGCATGGACTCTTCATTGATGCCACGAGATATAAAATAATCTTTTGCCTCTTGTGAATTTGATAATTCATTATAAAGGTTGTCTAGAGTCTGCTGCGGAAACTCTTCAAAGTCTGGCTTTTCTTCAAACAAAGAATTTAAAGTATCTTCAAATACGTCATCTAGTTGAGACTTCTTTGATAAAATAAATCTAAGTACCTCAAACTCGTTCTTATTTAAGATCTTCTTTACGAGTTCTTTTACTCCGCCAGATTCTCCACAAGAAGGATTAAAGCATAGCCATGCTCCAGTTTGCTCACTTATATAAAAACATGGAGTATGAGTATTGTTATGAAATGGGCAGTAAAGTATTAGGTTATCATTAGACTCGCCAACAATATTAAGACCTAAGCCTTTGACTATTGCTTTGATATGGCTGGGTGCATAGAGCGAGGCATCAGCTTGCCCTGCGTAATTCCCTCTGATTGCCATGCCTTCTTCTTTCCTACATATACTCCATGGATAGTCATTAGGCACTTCCATGTCTCGCCTGTAAATTCTACTGAAAATGCTGGGTCTATGTCAAGTACCCTAGCATATCCTTTTATTCTCATATCATGAGTAAGCATATTCTCATACAGATTTTTAACCCTGATCATATCAGAATCATCTGCAAATTGAACTCTTACCTGAAACCTTTTAATTTGACGATGAGTCATTCTTAAAGTCTGGCATATTCTCATAAATAGGCTTGATGATACCCCTGTTGATATCCCAATCTAAATAGAAGTCGAACTCGTGTCCATGTCTATTTTTTCTGCTTACTACTTCAATCATATTGGTTCCTGGATATCTATGAATTGCCATAGCCATGTCTGCATCATACTCAATAGCCTTAGACCATGCCACTTGACTCATCATTGGTGGCTCATCTTGATCTGATACATCATCTGCCGTCGCAGCTGTAATATCAATAATAGGAATATTGTTTGACACAGCAAGCATCTTGAACTCACGAGAGATATTTCTATTTCGCTCTACTTCTGAATTGCTACGCTTATTATCATTAAATAGCTGGTGGTAATCTAGGATAACTAAGTCTGGCTTATGCTGGTCGATCTTGCCTTGAATTGTGGCTGGACTTACTTCTGCAGCACCTTCATTAGATATAAGAACAAAACTATTCTTTCCTTCAAACTTCTTTTTACCCCATGACCTAAAGTCATCAATGTTAACATCTCCCTTGGAGAAGTCGCTTGCCTTAAACAAACCAGAACCTAGCATTGTATAGATACGGTCACGCATATTTTCTGGAGACATCTCAAGAGATACGATCATTGGCTTAAAGCCTTGCTCCCATGCCTTACATGCAAGATATGAAGTAAACCAAGTCTTACCACGACCTGGCCATCCAATAGCAACAATTAAATGTCCTGGTGCCATTCCAGTAGGGTATGCTTTATCGATAGCCTCAAAGCCAGTTAGAATACCTGGGGCTCCGCCCATAGCAGCTGATCTTTCCTTTACAGACTGGAAATGTCTTTCGGCTGCCTCTAAATCAGTAACATCAATATCACGGACATTATTTGTATGCCTGCTTAAACCTGCAAGCTTTCCTTGAATATCAGCAAGCACTCTTGAAGCAGAATCTTCTTTTAGGGAAGCTCCAGCCTGCAAGATGATAGACTTCAATCTGCTAGAGATATACTCATTCTTTAATTGATCTAAATAATAACCAGTTTCTGCTTTAACATCTGCAACTGGCTCAAAGTCTTTATGTCGCTCCATAAGAATGCCAACCTCAGGAACAGCCTTGAACTTATAGTAATATGTCTTTAGGCTTTCCCATACGTCACGATATGCAGTAAATAGCTCATCAACATTAGCTGTGAGCAAAGTGCTTATGTCCTTATTCTGACATACTGACGTGATTACCTTTGCCTCTATATTCATTCTTCTCCGCCTTCCACTAGTCTTTTGGTAGCCTCTCTAAGTCTTTCTCTATTCTTTTTATCTTTCTCTATCTCTGCCTGCAATTGATCTATCTTGTCAAAGTTATAAAAGAAAAAGGTTAAAGGATGACCACTTTTGCTAGTCTTGAAATAATACTCCAATAGTTCTTTGGCACGATCATATCCTACACTATCTATGACATCTTGCATAGCCCACTTCTCACGAAATTTATTTAGGCGTGGCTTCTTGTTATACTTCTCAAAATACAAAGTTTCGTATAAAGATATGAGTATATATGGCTCTTTACTTTTTACCGCCACTTAATTCCTCTTCCACTTCACGAGTCTTTTGGATAAGCTTATCCTCAACAAACTTATATACACGCTCTGTAGCTGAGTCTACGTTTTCCCCGCTACGAACAATATCCTCTACGCCTATACCAATCTTGATACTTTCATAGTTACCAAGATTTCTAGTAAATGATAGATCTATTTTTACTTTAGTCTCTGACATCACCGTGCTCCTTCATATGCCTGCTTAGAGTATCGTGTGCGAATATTCCCCACCGTACTTCCGTCTCTTTTTTACAAACTGGACAAACAACAACTTTACCTGTCATTCTTCCGCCTTCCACACTGGAACGAATCTCCCGTCTGTAGTCTTAGTATACAATATTGTATCGTGTCTGAGAAGAGCTAATAATTCTGAGCGGGATGGAAAATCTGTTGTATATCCATCATCTAAAATAAACTGATGTATTTTCAGAATATCTTCTTCTGACAGCATATACTTTGTCCATCCAGGATTATCAGGATTACCAATTGGATATATTTTATCTGGCTGTTGAATTTTACCATCTAAAATATAATTCTCTACAGTCACCTTATGTCTATTTAAGAATAAGCCAACCTCTTTTATACTATAGGCCTTCTTCATATTCTTTTTTACAAGAGTATAACTATACATAACTCTACGCCTATCTGGATAACACCAAGCCGTTATTTCATCTCTAGCACGAGATATACGCAACGTCTTGTGTATTTTTCCGTCTAAGAAAAAATAGAGTAGTCTTTTAGCTGGTTGAACTCTTTTTGTTCTAGCCATCGTCCTAATGCGTTTCTATCCTTGTTTAGCATCCATCTCTTACCACACAATATGCAGAAAAGTTCTATATGCAACTTTTGAGAAAATACTCTATCTACAAATACTCTCCCGCCACACTTCTTACAATGCATCATAACTTAAACACCTTGCCATCTACAACACATGAGTAGTCTGGGGCTACGTGGATCATTTGAATATGAGGGTAATCATTTACAATGTGTGCAATAGCAAATCCCTTTTGCCAATCGTGATGCTGTGTATACTTCATGCCTGGACCCTTTTCATCACACATGTGACCAATTTCGTATCCACGAAGAGTTTCTCCTTCTCCGCCGTTACGCAATTCATAAGTTACCATATGAGATGCAATTCTATGTGAATGTCCACGGATGATGGAAACCTGCATATCTTCCATGTCTTTTCTTACAGAACCAGTTGCAGAGATTGAAATACCATGATGAACATGTATATCTCCGAATCTGCGCTTGGGCAAAGAATCATAGTAGATATATTCATAACCTAAAGAATCTAAAGACCATAAAGCTTCTGGGGTAACTTCGCTAATGTAGTCTGGAAGCTTTGCGTCTACATAATTAAAAATTCTAACATCGTGATTTCCTAAGGCTGAGAATAGCTGTGCGTCTGGCAACATATCACGAGTCTTTGCATAAAAATCTCTTGCGCCTTTTGCTTCATGTCGCATCATAGGAACAATCAAATCTTTACTATCAGTCTTATGCAAATTAAGGAATTCTGCTGAACGTCCTTCTGTATACTTGCTATAGCATGCCTGATCATCTGTGTCTCCAAGATAGTCTACTACATCTGGCTTAAACCATTTCATAACTTTAAACCATAGCTCAATCATCTTGTCGTCTTGATATGGGAACTGCTGATCTGACGATAGCATCCACTTAAGATCGTTTGTCATTTAAATCCTTACTTATAGAAAGTTGCAAACAGCAACTTATATGCTACGAATTGTAGCATTTGGTTTTATATTGTCAATAGGTTATTCTACTTGTTTCATCTGAACAGCTAAAAAGTTAACTTTAATTTCTTTCAAAGTACTTTTAGCTGCTGTAAAAACTTCAATCTGCCCGCCAGTTTTGCTGGTAGCAGTTGCTCTCAAAGTAACCCCATCATTAGGGCTAGTATTTGTGGAAATTGATGCTACCATAATTGGGGTTTCGCTAAAATCAGTTCCGCCAAAATCGGTTGTATCGTATCCTCTATTTGCATTAATTGATATAGTAACAGTTTTAGCAAATATAACTGGGTTAACTTTTACAAACTTTTGTACGCCCTCAATGCTTAATGTGGCATTCTGAATCTTGTTATCAGACTCTAGCTTTACCGCCGCAATATTATTTTGAAGCTTACGTAATTGATCAAGGTTAATAGGAGCCCCTGGGTTAAATATTACATTGGGATCATATGGTAGTGTCATAAGTCTTCTCCTATTTCATGCATATTTGCTTCCGCCTCGCTTACCTCTATGACTGAATTTCTATTCAGGCCATACTTGTCAAACGAATCTGGGTCAACAATATGTCGCTTTTTGTTTTGCGATATTAAATACATTTTACCATCCGCTATGTTCTTTATCAAAGTCCCATCACGGAAGCCCAGCTTGCCAACTATCTTCATAGAAGCAATAGCCTGCTCTGTAGCGTTTACAGTTGTAAATGCCCATGATTTAGCGGCACGGTCAGATATAAGCTTATATCGTTTATTGTCCTTAACCCAATAACTGGCCTTGTCGGTTTTGACGGCAAGGCCAGATGGGATTACAGTAGGACTAATTATTAACGACTGTTGCTGTTTCTTCTTTAGCTTCACTCTGCTCCATGAGCTTTGTAATTTCTGCACGTAGAATTGCAACTTGAGTTTCATAGTTTGATACGATTTCGCCAATGCGCTGTTGCAGGGCGGTGATTACTAGTTCAGCTTTATCAGCCATTTGTTTCTCCTTTTGGGTAGAGTTAAAGGATACCATTATCCTTCAAGGGCGTCAAGTCTTGTTTCTATATCATTAATCTTTTGTCTTTGATTTTTGATAATTTGAAATAAAAATACTGGTAATCTGGAGTAATCGAAATAATCTACAAGACCATCTTTGTCGTATTGTATAAGCTCAGCCAACCCTAAGGCTTCCGCTTCTTCTGCAATAAACCCGTATTGATTTTCTTGGAGTTCATCATATTGTGGCTTATATTTAAATGTTTTTAATTCTAATGACAACAAGGCATCTTCATTTATCGCATAATCTTCTACCTCATGCTTTTTTCTTATTGTAGAAGCTGCTGTACCGAAAAGTCCAGTATTCGATATAATCATAGTTCTGCCGCTTACGCTATTTGAATATGTAGAAGCTACTCTTACGTTGCCAGAGGTATTTAAAAATTCAAATAATCCATTTGCAGGAACGCCAAAGCTTAAAGATCCATTTATACTTATGCTTCCGCCTCTAAAACTAACGTATCCATCATTATAAATTTGTGTTTGTGCACCTATTTGACAGGACCCAGAAACATTTAATGCAAATCCAGAAGGTGCACTTGAACCAGCAATATACATTTCTCCAGTGTTTGGTCCACCAGTTTCTGCAATTGCTCCAAGAGTAATAGAATTTGCTAGTAAAGCTCTGTTTGTTAAAAGTGTATATACTTGTGAACCTATTGTTCCGCTTGGCAACAATCTAACTGTTCCCCCAGAATCTGAGAGGTATCCAGCATTATTAATGACCCAAGGTCCTATTTGTCCAGAATCTGCAGTCACTTTACCGTTAATGTCTATTGTAGACCCATCCCAATAAACATATTTTGTACTTCCGCCAACTCTAAATTTGCCAGCATTTCCTGTATTATTCCAATAATTATTTGTATCTATGTTTATAGATTTTGCTGTCAGGTCTCCGCTAATAGTTACATCTGATCCGATTGTTATTGCATTAGATGTTGCTGAAGCTTTATTGATTCCATTTGCTCCGCCTAATCTAAATGTATTGTTTGCATTCCAAAAATCAGTACCATTTGTAATTGTTCCGCTGAAGTTTCCTCCTACCGCAGTTAGAATGCCTCCTCCAGTAACCGAGAAGCTTCCAGATGCAGTAGCTCCGCCGTCAGTTGAATGGTATATAATATTGGTTCCAGTACCGCTTACAGGATTTAATATTATAGAATTACCAGATGTTGCTCCAAAACGTGCTCTACCGCTATTATCTAACTTAAATGTAGATGCAGCTTCATCTGTATTGTTTTGAATAGAGGAAGCAAATATTCTTATTCCTCCTATTGATCCTCCACTTGCAGTTATTGTTCCAGAAAATGTTGCGTCTTGTGCATTCATAATTCCAGTAGCGCCTACAGTAAATCTTCCAGAAGATGTAGATATAGATGTAGCAGTTAAAGAACCAGTTACAGATAAACCACCACCTAATGGCGCTGATAAAACTGCAGTTCCTGCTGAATTATATATGTACAATCCTGCTGGAATATCAAAAGCTCCATCTTCTACAGCAGAGCCAGATATTTCTATTCTGCCTCCAGCTCCAGTAGTCAAGTTTTTAGTTCCAACTCTTATATACGTAGTAGCTTTTAATGTTCCAGAATTAATTAAATCTGCTGTAATGGCATTGGTATCGATTTTTCCAGCAATAATTGCATTGGCAGCAATCTTATCTGATGTTATAGCTAAAGCGTCTAGCTTTGCAGTAGTTACTGATCCTGCAAGTATCTTTACAGCAGTAATTGCATTTGCTGCAATTTTATCTGCTTCTATAGCATTTGCCGCAATCTTATCTGCAGTAATTGCTCCTGCAGCAATTTTACCAGCCTCAATAGCACCTGCTGCAATTTTAGGCGCAGTAATCGCATCAGAGGCAATTTTAGTTTCAGTAATTGCTCCTGTAGCAATCTTAGCAGCAGTTATAGCGTTATTATCAATTTTAACTTCAGTAATTGCTGCAGTTGCAATTTTAGTGGCCGTAACAACCTCGTTAATTAAATCTGTATTTACTACTTGACTTGGAGTTGCGCTTGCAACATTTGCAGATATAGAAGACTCTACTGGTGGTATTGCACGATTTAAAGAGCTTGCATGAATATATGCAACGCTGCCGTATTTAACATATGTTCCGTCTATAGGAATAATTATTTTGTTTTCTGTTTTATTAGCAGTCATTTGACCGACTTTTATATATGTCCCGCCTGTGGCTGATGCTGACGTACCAGCATAGATATTAACAGCTTCAAATCCTAGCCAACTTGCTCCGCCAGAGTATGCACCGTTCCATGTTACTTCAATACCGCTTAAAACAGGTCTTGCAGAAAATCCTACTGGGGCTACTGGAGCTTCGATAGGCTCTTCAATAGCTGGTACTACTACAGTCCTTGATTCGCTGAAGAAAGACGTTACTCCGTTAACCGTTACTGATTTTAGTTGTACAAAATATGTACCAGCTTCTACTGAGAATGTCTGAGTTCCAGCCTCTTTAAAAAATCCAGCTGGCTTTGTTCCGTCTCCAAAACTTGTTCCAGTAATATGAATATTTACTCTATCTATATTTTGTAGATTTTGATTAGAAGCACCTTTACCAGACCAAGTAACTTTTATAATACCAGGTTCCGCTGTTACATCAGTAACAAGAAGTTGAGGCTCTTCTGGAACTGTTCCGCCTGGAGTCGTAATATACCTTACGGCAGACCAGTCTTTACCAAATGTTCCATCTTTATATTTCCATCTAAACTCTAATGGGTATTGAGTTCCAAGATCCAAATCTAAAATGGTTACTAAAAAGTAATCTCCATTTTCAAATGATTCGCTTGAATCTTTTAGTATATCTTGATATGGCCCGCTCATATTAGAATCCTAAGTTCAGTCTATACTCTACGTCTACCTGCCGCCCAGAAACTTTTGAAAGAGGTACAGCCAAAACAGATCTACTAATCATCCCAAATGTAGGATCGAAAGTATCCTCATCATTTATTCTTAAGCCATCCATGCCAACATATGTTGTTCCAGCAGAAGCAGTAACAATTATTCCAATCTGGTTTATGTTTGTAACATCTGGACCTGGGCTGGTAGAACCAGAAAAGAATGTCGACAATGGAATATCGGCAGTTATCTTGTATCCATTCCCAGAAGTTGGTATAACTGTAGCCTCGTAGTACCTGGTTGGATCACTATACAATCTAATTTTAATACTAGACAGATTAGCATCTTCTCTATAATACGCTAGCTTAATAGTATCTAATGTACTATAGCCAGAAAGATCTAATGAATTAATGTTTGACTTATATTCTCTTGGTGCCGCCGATGTAGCATACATTCTTAGAAGGTTGCCGCCAATTCTATAGTTAGTATTTACAATTGATGGGTTGTTCCCAGAAGAGTCTTCCCAGTCTAATGCATCATCAAAATCTGATATGTATTTATTGTCAAAATCATTTATCGAAGACCTTGTTGATGGATATATACCAACCTCATATATTTCTCCAACAATATCCTGTGAGATTGTTGTCTTATATACTACAGAATATGATGTAGAATTGTTTACAGTTTGTATATCTGGCGTTCCAAATAATACTGGAGTCCTGTAGAATTCAAAACCAAGCCTAGTGTCATTTTGAGTAGCTGCTGTAGAGTCTATGCCAAATGCCATATCTTTGCTAAATCCGAATACATTGCCCGCCACAAAGTTTGTTAAAAATCTTTTGCCAAATTTAGTTATAACATTTTCAGACCTGTAAATCTCTTTACCGTCTTCGTAAAATACATATGTGCCTTTTAGCATTATGCTCCCAACGGTGCGATTCTAGCATCTACACCAGATATTTTATTTTTATTTATACTAGAATTTCTAATTTTAATTATTGCTTTAACTTTTTCAACCTTTGTTACAGAGTCAAAATATTTTACATATTCAATATTTTCTATATCTGAAAGTTGTGGGACGTCTGGCTTTTCTTTTGCCTCTTCTTCTTCTTTCTTTTTATCTTTTTCGTCATCTTTGCCGTCTCTTAAATTTCCACCATTAAATCCGCCTGCTCCTGTACCTATTGGAAAGCTTTTATAATTAAGATCGTATTCAGAAACCTGGCCAACAATAATGACTTCCGATGGATCGTAGAGAGCAAGAAGCGGGTGCCCAGCAGGCAATACTCTTTTAGAGCCTTTTACAATATTGGCGTCAGGGATCTTTTTCATCATTTTTTTATTATACCATTATAGAGGCTAAAGCGTCCTGCCTACTATTCTAGTAGATAGCCCCCCTTCAAAACTATGAGATACTTTGACTACTATAATTTTTTGGTCAGAAGTAAATCCTTGATAAGCGTAATCTACTGTAATTATATCTCCTACGGATATTAATGGGTTTCCAAACACTTCCATCTCTACAATATTAGATTTATTTACAGCCTTGCTTTGGATCCATTCCGCCAGCTTCTTTACATCATTTTCAGATTGTAGCCATTGTGATTCAAAAATTACTGGTTCCCTTGAAGAGTTTTCAGATACTGGGTCTGTTGAATATTCTATGTCTCCTGAAAAACCTATGTCGTAACCAAATATAGATAAATCATTTGCCTGTTTGTCTGAAAGCGGAACTGTAATGGAGCTGTTATTAAGAACCATAACTTCTCCAGTAAAACTATTATAAGATTGGGACATTATTTGTGCCAAGTTATTTCCACCTGTTGTCCATCCAACAGGAACTGATGGTCTTGCTGGCAGTTTAATTTTTCTTCTAGCAATCTCTCTAACTACTGTTCCAAATTCATCAAAAGATTCTTTCTTTTCATCTATAGAGTCATTGCCCGTATCTTCTGTGCTAGCATTATATATCATATCTCCGTATGCTATTTCTATAAAATCTTTTGTAAACTGACCTTTATAAAAATTCAATGAATTAGCACTGTCGTATTGTGTTGCCGTAATAGTGTCTGCATATACGTAATCGAACATGCTGACTCCAGACGTACCGACCAATGAGATTGTTTTAGATGGATCAAGTATCTGATTATTGGATGCTGCTCCAGTTGTGTCGGTTGCAGTTATTTTAAATCCATTTATATAAGCTATTATTGTTAATGTATAGCCTTGAATCTTTACACGAACATCAATATTGTATGTCCTGCCTCCAAAGATAGAGTCTAGAGTTGCTGCATTTCCTTTTTGAGAATTTTGCAATTGTTTTATTTGTTTATTTTTTAGCTTAAATATTTTTACTGGCTTACTATTTAAATTTGCTGAGGTGCCTACTGTATCTATGGTTATAAAATATCCAGAGTCCCTGGCCTCGTTCATAAAAAATCCTATGCCAGCCCCTTGAGCTTCGTACCCAGTTACCAATGAAGGCATTAATACCATGGTGCCAAATGAATAATATCCTACACTATAATTTTTAGCTTGTCTTGCGAAAGCTCCTTCTCCTATTGTGTCTGTAGTATATGTTGGCAGTTGAATTGAATCAAAATTTCTAAAAGCAAAAGTATACTTATTGTCTGTCTTTGCCCCGCCAGTTATCTTTAAAAATGACTTTTGATCTTTTGAAACTCCAATTGCTTTAGGTGTTCCAATTTTAGTTACTGGCTTTATGGATGACGCTAGTCTATAGTAGACAGTCATTCTATTTCCTTCGCCAGTTGAACTAATTGCTTGAGTTGTTACTTTATACAATGCGTCTGGAACTAGTCCAGTTATTGTAACTGGGTTTGTTGAAGAATTAACTATTTGAGGAATACCTGCAGATGTTAACTTGTTTACCATTCTTTGATGTGTAACTCTATAAGTAGTTATACTATTTGCACCAGTCATTCCTAGAGTAATCATGTTAACAAAAATTGATGTGGATGAAGCCTTTTGAACCTCAGGAGCAAACAACTGATTTATATTTAAATTAGGAGTTCCTGTTGCTTCTAATGTTTCTAATTCTGCCATTAGTTCCACTCATCCTCTACAATTTGACTCCATATAGTATTATCTATTGAGGTAGCTTTATGAGTTCTTTTTTCTGTCTGAAATACCCCTCTACGTTTAATTCTAAATTTACCAGTTGGCTTAAATGATTCAGAGCCTACTTTAGATAAAGATCTGTACTGTGCCCACTCTCCTTGATTAGCTACAAATACAGGTATCTTTGTTGTTGAATTTAAAGGCTCGTATTCAAACTCAATTGCATCATATTCAAAAATTTCAGAATTTATCAAAAAGTATCCATTGTAACTAAATGATGTTTCAAACTTTACATATGGATCCATGCTATCAATGTCTAAATGAAAATTAACTAGCTCTGCTGGTGTTGTGGATTCTATGTCATATCTTAAGCCTGCCGCAATTAAAAATGATGGGTCTGACGACCACAGGTCGCTTGCGCTTTGTGTGTATAGAGAGCTCTTTGGAACTTTCCATAATATCTTAACTTGGTTTGCAGACATTATTTCTTTTTTGTTAAATGTAACTATATTAGGAAGCTTGTTTCCAGTCTTATTGTAATAAAATTCCCAGTCTACAGTTTGGTCTGAGTATATCTTGTCTCTTGTATAGAATTGAAGAATATTATTTTCGTCAAAGAAAGCATTCATTTGAATATCTCTACATAGCTCTTGGACAGCTTCCCAGACTGTCTTTGAGTCTTCCGTCCACCATGTGGTCAATACTGGAATGGATTTATCTATTAAAACATTTGAATTGTTTAACAAAACATTCATATTGTAATTTGTAAATCCTATTGAATCCAACAAGCTCATTAAAATAGATGTTACTGGGGTTAGCTCATAAACTAGATCTGGGCACACTGTTTCCATTAAGTACTTTGCGCCATCAAGTGCATCTATTGATACATCACCGAACTGAGATATATTAAATGAATCTAAGTAAAATGTTCCTTGCTCTACAATGTCATATCTCGTAGATCCCTCAACAACAGATCCGTTTGAATGAAACACTCTCATATGAGGCTTTATTTCAGCATTCTTATATAAATAAATTACATCATTTGGCACTGGTGTAGTTGTCCAAGTTGAATCTCTGTTGTATGCCAAAACCTTTAAATTGCTTTGATCATATTTAACTAAATCTAAAGACAAGCTATTTGCAGTAATATTACCTACTGGCAGAATGTCCTCTGGATTTGACGTGGATTCTTTTTCTATATTAAATGATACAAGGTCTGAGGATATATTCTTTATCCATCTTGCGGATACTTCTATAATTCCTATGATTCCACCACTGCCTGCCGACGGCGTTGTGATAGCAATTGATTTAATTTCTTTAGGTGCTGGATAGGATATTGGCTGTGTGGAGTTAAATGGTGGATTAGATGACCAAGTCGTTCCATTGTAGTATACATTTAATATGCCAGATGATGGCACAGAAAAAGCGGAGGGAGATGCAGTTGTATTATCACTATAAGTAATTACCATTGTGCATGTTGCTGGAAGCGAGTGGTACTTTTCAAATTTAACCATTATCTTATTTGATAGAGCTGGCTTTGTAGGGGTCGCAGTTCCAGCAGAATTTACTAGAGTCGCTGTTTTAGATAAGCCAGTAGCCTGCGTAGAAGCAACGGTATTCAAGACTTCAAATGTTTTAGAGTCTGGAATAGATGTGATCAACTGGTTAGTCAAATTTAATGATGATGCCCCTGCTCCTGATATAGTTACTCTATTACCAACCTTAAAGCCATGGTCTGCTGTTGTCTTATATACAACTTTTGTTCCAGTTGAATATGCTTCATTGACAGTAGCTGTTGCAATAATATAAGTTATATTTAAATTAATTCCGCTTCCAGCAGGTGCCACCCAATACTTATAAGCCGTTTCAACTGCTGGATAATATACTCTTGGTGAGTTTGATGGATATGGTGTTGTCTTATAATCATAGAACACATTAGGGCCAGTATGATCTGAGTCTCTCAATATATAATATTTTACACCAGGGTATACTGGCCTATTAGGTTTTAGAATTGAGTCTATTGGAAATAGCTTTCTGAACGGGTTGATTCTAATTTCTTGTCCACTTACAGGCTCTATAGTAGACTTGTAATCATTGTCTGTAATTGTTGTAGAAACCAAAATGTTATCTAACATTTGGTTCATGTTGTATTCTATAGTACATCCAATAGAACTCTTTACAGAATTAGATTCGTAAAATAAAGTTTTAAGGGAAGGACTAGCTGTAATCACTATACTTCCTCCATTGAGAATGATATATCATAGAAAGGAACTTCGCCTCGTTTAATAAGGGTGGCGGTAAAAGAAGTACAAGATACTGTGTATTGCTCATATCCTGATGATTCTTGATTCATGCCATTCTTAGCAAAGTTTAGTCTAATATCAAAAGTTGATTGCCCCTCGCTACTGTTATAGAATTCAATTAGGTCTAAAGCTCCCCATTGTCCATCAACAGTATATCCTCTAGTTCCTGGCAACATTCTCCAGGATACGCTAAATTGTTTTTTATCTGCAACAAAGAATTTACGCAAAGATCCGTTGCCCATTCTTTGCGTTTGCTCAATTCTTTCTGGGGTAATAGAAATTTCGCTTCTATTATGCTCAGTTAATTTAATCCAGTCTTTTGTAGTATCGGCAGGGTTGGCATAAAGGTCTCTAGCATATACCTGAATTGCAGATCCTCTAGGTAAATAGGTAGTTCTATTTCCGTTTGTCATTATTAATATCTCCTGCTCATATTAATCTGTGTACCAGATTTTCTTTGTTCCAAAGCCATAGCAGTCTTAAACTCTTCAAATAGCTGCTTGCCATTTGCTGGCGCTTCTGCGAATTGCATAGTAACATTTCCAACATTATATACAGTTCCGCCCATGTCTGGCTGATACGCCATTGCTTGAATTAATTCGTTTCCGCTGCCATACTTTGGTATATCATAGTTTAGCATAAGTCCGCCATTTTTCATACCATTTATACGGTCAAAGAATGGAACTCCTAATTTAGATACAGTCTTTGCGTTTACGATGTATTCGCCATTGGATACTCTTACCATTCCGCCATTTGCATACATACCAATTATTGAATCAGAGGTTCCAGTTCCTGGACCACGTAGTAGTCCGCCAGATGCCTTCTGAGCAACTGTAGACCATGAACTTGGGTCCATATTTCCTTGTGGCTGCTTTATTCTATACAAGACTCCCTTATACTCAACAAATTCTCCAGGCATTAGCTTTCTATCTTTAATTAATGCTTTGCCACCTTCAGTTGTTAATCTTCCAGCCTTATCTCCTTCTTTATGAGTTTCATAAGATTTTGCGCCAGGAACACTAGTAACCTTCAATGGATTTTCTCTTGTATACCTTAGATCACTATCTTTGCCGCCAGTTAATTTCTTTCCATCAATTATAATGTCTCCATTAGCTGTTACAGTAACATCATTTTGAGCTAATATAGAATCTATACCTGCGCCAAATTTATTTAATTGATCTAATGCAAATGTCCCAACATCTGTTCTAGTTGGCATTCCGCCACCTGAATAGCTGTACTCTGGCATATTAACGCCTACACCCTTTAGAGCGTCCACAAAGTCTGCAGCCAATCCCTTAAATTCTTTTGTTGTTTTAAATTTTTCTATGTCTTTAGCATTTAACTTAAGGGCCATGTGCAAAGATGTCATTGAAGTATTAACATTATCAATTTTTTCTTTTTGCTTTGTGTATTGTTTATTTATAGAATCTAGACTCTCAGCAGCAAGAGCAGCCTTATTAGCCATGTCTTCTTGAGCATTTTGTATTCTTTCTCTTTCACGCTCAAATGGCTTTGCCTGTCTCTTTGCAGCAGCGTCTATTTGCTGTTCAGCTATTACAAGTTGCTGCTCATTAAGAGTTCTTTGAATTTCAATTTGTGATTCAGCTGCGCCGCCAAAGTCTCCAGAAGCAACACGCTTCTCATATTCTGCTCTCTGTTGCTGAAGTCTTAGAGCTACATCTTCTGCCTGAGCTTCCTCACGTAGAGCTTTCTTTCGGGCATCTGCTTTGTCATAAATCTTTTTAACTTCCTTATCAAGAAGCTTTAGCCTCTCCTTGATATCAATCTGTTCTTTTACACTTTGTCCCTTAGCAGATTTTTCTAAGGCATCTCTACGACTCTTTAAGTCTCCAAGAATCTTATACTGAGACTTTAATAGCCCTCCCCTGTTAGATGTTTCTACAGCCTTGGCTGTTGCTATTTGAAGTTTATAAACTTGGTCTGCTTGTTCTGCGTTTAACTTAGACAAGTCTCCAGTAAAACCCATTGCAACAAGTCTTAGCTTTTGGAATATGCTAACAACCGTATCTGATGAGGTTAGGAACTTAGCTATTTCTGGATTTTGCTTTTTTAAGTTATTAAGAACGCCTTGACCTATTTGCTCCTGGTTTTTAACCTTGCTAGAAATTATATCTATCTGTTTTTGCTCTGCTTCATATCTTGCTGCAGTCTCGTCAAAGTTTTCGCCTTTCTTCTTAGCCGCCTTTTCGCTCTTAGTAAATAGATCTTCAACGCCTGTATTAAGAGCAGTTAAAGCTGTATTTAATGCTGACGCTTGATCTTTTGTATTTTCAAAACTTCTAGAATAATTAAATGAATCCACAGCGCTTGCTGCTGCTGTTTGTGCGTCAACAATTTCTCTAAACTTTGCAGTGTTTAATACATTGATGGCCATATTGGCTTTATTTGAAAGATTAAACAAAGTATAAATTCTCTTGGAAGCTTCTTCTGCAGATAGACCAGCAGCCATCAATTGCTCTTTTAATTGAGCTGCAACTCGTGCTGCATCTGGCCTTGAGGTAGCATTGATAACCTTAATCTGCTCCTCCATAGTTTCTTTTATTTCTTTGCGAAGCTTCTTATATTCTGCAATAGTCATCTTAAATGGTGTGCCTGCAGACTGCATGCTGTCGTACGTCAGCTTATTCTGATCTATCATAAGCTTTTGTGCTAACACAGCATCTTTAATTTTTTGTCCGTAATCCGTAAATTTAAGTCCTGCTTTTTGTGCAGAATCTGCTGTCATACCAAATGCAGCAGCACTTAGTCTTTGAGTTTCATTGTAATTTTGCCATACTTTAACAGCTCCAGTTATTGCAAGAGTAACTCCGCCAATAATTAAGTTTGTTTTAGTTAATCCACCAATTAGGCCAGTTAAAATTCTTCCCCAAGCTTTTCCTTGTCCTGCCGCTGCAGCAGCTGACTGAGCCCATTGTTTTTGTGCCATTACAGATTTATTTAATTTTTCTGAATAGACCTGAGGATCCGCTCCTCGTCCCATTCCTCCAAGTCCACCCATCAATGATGGAACAAGCATGCTTCCAAGCATTCCACCAACCATTGATCCTGTTTGTCCAAATCTAGAGCCTAATGCAGATCCTGCAGAAAATCCTCCCATAGAAAGTAGGGAGGTTCCAAGCATTGATCCCATTCCAAAAGATCTTTGACGAGGTGCTACTGATTGTGTTGTTTCTTCAGGTAATGCGAATGATGGACCAAATCCTCTGCCGAAAGGAGTTCTTGACCAATCTACTTGCCCGCCTTCTTGATATCCAGGAACCATTCCGCCACGGTTCATTCCAATTATTCCACCAGAATTTCTTCTGGTAAATCTGAATGGCAGGGCTCTGCGGCCAAGAGTTGTAATTCCAGCATTCATTAATCTATTTAGTAATGGAGTAGGTGTTTTTGAATGTGCAAAAAATGATTCGCCTCTTCTGCCTCTAAGAGGAGGTATGCTTATTGACTCTCCATTATGCGTTAGTCTTCTCAATTCCATGCTTGGGCTTCTCATTGGTTCTCCGCTTGAACGCAATGACTCTGACACTATGTATGCTGGTTGGCTAGAAAATTCATTCCAGAATCCAAGTGCTCTACTGTTATTAGCTAATGCTCTATTTATAACTCTATTTGATATTGACCAATATCTATTGTTGGCATCTCTTACTCCAACTTGACTACGTATACTTCTTCTAAACTGAGAATCAATATCACGAGAAATTGTGCTAGCTTCGCTTTCAGTAATAATTCCATTTTGTGCTAGCGATCTTAATAATTGATCTGACGAGCCAGCATATTGGCTTCTTGATGCTGCCATCGCAGCTTCATAAACTTCGTGATGTAGTCCTCCTGCAGCCATTCTGGCATTCAAAGTCTCAACACTAATTGTTCTTCCATCTGTGCTTAGATAAGGATACTTAGCAATAATTGCTGGGTCTGTGACTGCATTTAAATAAACACCAGCAGTTCCTCTAACTCTATAAGAGGATCTACTTCCTCTAAATCTTCCAGGAGCTAGTCGTGACATTTCTTCAGGAGTTATTCCAGTTAATCTTGGCTCCACCATATCTTCATATTGTGTGCTTCTTATAGAGCCATTACTTCCATTATTGTATCCTGGACCATTTGATCCGCTTCCATTTATTGCTTGTAGTAATGGAAGATTAGCAGCTGTCGCTTCTCTATTTACAACAAATTCTCCTGGAGTTAGCATTGCTGGAACTACGTCTGCATTTACATTTGGTCCTGGAACTATTGCTCCACTAGACATATAAACTTGTCCGCCAGCATTTAATCCCTGAGGCTTAGTTGTTTCAATGCTATATGGACCGCCCATTGTTCTTGTTCTTGTAGCTTTGCCAAGCGCAGACATAACATCCTGGAAAATACCTTGACGGAATTGACCACGAACATTTGGCTTTCCAGCGGCATCAACAACTGGCTGATCGATCAGAGGAGCCTTAGTTAAATCAATTGTTCTTCCACGAGCTGCCGCATAAGATGATATCTGCATGCCCATGGATCTTTCAAGATCGGCGTTTACCGCAATAATTGCTGCACGTGCTTGCTCTACATTTAATTTGCCAGCTTTTAATTCAGCAACAATTTGTGCAGACTGCTTAGCAGCATTAGCTGTGAGTTGTTGAGTAATAGGGAGTATGTCATCAAATGTATCAATTAATTCTTTTGATACTTGACCTCCCAGTCCAATAATTTTCTTTAGAGCATCAATTTCTTGCTTGCTTTGAACTCCAAGTGTTCCCATAAGTGCTGCATATCTTGCATGCTCTTCCGCTACAACGCCTGTTGAAACTCCGCCAATTGTTGTAAGACCTGGAACATCTGGCAATCTTTCAGACATTAATATTTGAGGGTTTGCGCCAATCTTTCTATTTACAGGAATTGGCTGCATTGTTAATCCAAATATTGAAGAAGGATCATTTGGATTTCTAGGATTTAGGTGAGCTGCTGCTCTTGATGTTCCGCCTAGTAATGGGTGTGAAGGATCAACTATTCTTGGCCCGCCCATTGTAGATATAGGCATTCCAGCAGCAGTTACAATTGTTTTTCCAAGACTTTCAGTAGCAGACTTTGCCTTTACTGCATTTTGTTGAAGTAGCAAAAGATCTTCATTTAATTTTTCAATTGCTAATCTAAGAGTATCTGTTGCTCTAGCGTCGCTATAAAATTCATTTCCTAATTGCTCGCTTGCTGCACGAGCCGCCATGATCTCTGGCGTAAGGAGTTTAAATCCTTCTGCTCCTTTAAATAGAGCTTTGAAGTGACCAAGACCTTTAATTATGTATCCAAAGAAGTTAGCAAGAACACCAGTAAGCATAATTACTGGACCTATGATTGCAGTAAATGCTCCTCCAAATGCTATAACTTTTTTAATTGGATCTGGTAGCTTTTGTGCAAAATCTATAATGCTGCCTAATACATTTATAAGCTTAGTTCCAATATTTAGGAAGTCATCGCCTATTCCTGCCATTTCTGCCTTTAAAGTTTCCAATGCTCTGCGGAATCTTCCAGAAGCAGATTCAGTAACTGCTGTTAACTCTCGGCTTGCTACGGCTTCAAGTTCACCTGCGCTAGCACTCATTAGATCTAGAACCTGTAGAGTCTGGCTACCTTGTCTTCCTAGATTTTCAAACAAAGCATTCAAACGTGAGAATTGGAACTTGCCAAAAAGCTGCTCGATTGCCTGTTGCTTTTGTAGTGGATCTAATCTATCTAGGGCTGCCTGTAAAGCAAATAATGTAGCTGTAACATCACCAGCATTGTTCTTTACAATTCCAAGGAGATCAATTCCAAATCCTTTAAACTTATCCACCGCAACATCTGTTGGGTTAATCAAAGAAGCTAGAGCAGACTTCAAAGCATTTGCACCTTCTGATGCGTTAATTCCGCCTTCTCTCATAGCGGTAAGATAAAGAGCTAAATCTTGTACGCTTCCACCCAAACCTTTTATAACTGGCCCAGCTTTTGGAATTGCTTCTACAAGATCATTAAGGGTTGTTGATGTTTGGTTTTCAACTGCGTTTAAAAAGTTAATTGAGTCCGCTAGCTCATCAGTGTCTTGTCTAAATGCTGACTGTACTGCAAGAGTTGCTTTCATAGCTTCTTGTCTATCAACTTCACCAAGAACTGCTAGTCTTGTAGTTTCTTTTAATGATCCAAGTAATTCATTTCCAGTTTTACCAGTAGCAGCAATATCTGCAGCAAGACCGATAGTTTCTGCAAAGTTAACGCCCATAGCCGCAGATAGTTCTTTAGCTGTTGCTGAAACTTCTTCTCTTACTTTTCCTAGCTCTTGTGCTGATGTTCCTGCCACATCTCCGTAAACCTTAGTCAAACGAGTTAGCTCTTGATCTGCTACTTTAAATGCATCTGCCGCAGCTTTACCAAATGCAGCTAACGGTAAAGTTAAACCTACTGTTAACTGACGACCTGCCCATTGAGTATTCTTACCCCAGTTAATAAGTTGAACTCCGCCATCCTGAATAACCTTATTCATAATCTGAAGCTCTTGCTTCAACAATGATGCTTTATTCTTAGTTAAATCTAATCCACGAGGGATATGCACGTTATATTGCATAAGCCCCTGGGAATTTCTTCCTAGGGGTTGCAATACAGCATTTTGTAATTGTACCTGTTGTTTAGCTAGGTCTCTTATAAGACCGCCGCTTGTTCTAGCATGCTCTTGATATGTTCTAAAGTAATCTTTTAGCTTTAGTCTACCGCCATCTAGATTTCTACCAAACTTTTCTACATCAGAAGTTAAGCTAACAAAGTGTGAAGAGAACTGCCCAGTCTTGAGCATTGTCTCTTTGAACATTGCGTTCGTTGCATCAATCTGTCCTGCAAGAGATCTGTTAGCTCCAGCAAACTGTTGCTGCATTTTAAATAGACTGGTCGTAACTCGTTGCACATCTGCAATAAGATTTGAAAAATCAGAATTAGCAACTATACTAGTTACAATTTTTTCATCAGCCATTTATATGCTTATTACTCCTTAGAGTATCCAAGTCCTGCATTGATTCCGAATCCCGCTTCTGCGGCGAATGACCCTTGAAGAGAAACCACATCATCCGTTGATGCATTTATCCCCATGGCCTTCAATCGGATATCATCGAAGGTTGGACCTTTTTGATCTTGCTCATCTCTTAGGTCTACTCCTTGTAGAGATGCCAAGAATATTTTGTTTTCCCTCTCTTTCTTTTGCATCGTTTCTAACGTTTGCAAAAGCTCTGGAAGAGAGAGGCTTTCTTCTAGGTCTTGGTAGTTTATCCAAGATCCTAAAAGAAAAACTTCCTTAACTAATGCGGCAAGGTCTAGTTCTGACCAGCCAGAACCGCCGCCGCTATTAGGTTTGGGTCGTCGAGTTTAATTCCTCCGCATACTTCAAGAATTCTGTTAATTGTTGGAACATCAAGAGCCTCTTCCAAGGCATCACGATCTTTTACCAATTCTGGTAGTTGTGTTTCCAAAGCAATAGCACATGCATCAATAAGTACGCTTAATGATTCATTTTCTGTTGTGGCTTCTTGAGCCTTATTCATTGCTGCCATAAATTTACGCAGCTGCTTAATTGATAGTGGCTTCAACTGGATTGTTTCGCCATTTTGTAATTTAATTTCTTCTACGTCGTATACTGTAGTTGCCAATTTATCCTCCTTGGATAGTTATAAACATTATAACAAATCAATATTATTAATACAAGCACAAAACCCCCATAAAAATGGGGGTTTTGCTAATAGCCTAAATTAAATTAAGCCAATACTCGATCAATAATCTTACCGTATTCCGAACCTGCATAGCGGGCATCTGGAAGGAGACGGAAGGTTACTGGGAATGTGGTTGGTGTATTACGTGCCAATGTGAACTGTGTCTGTTGAACAGAGAGAACACGGCGAGCATAATATACACGCTCAGTTGATGCGCTTACTTCTGAAGAGCCTGACTTTGCGAATGTTGGAGCCTGTCCAACTGCAATAAGTTGACGCTCAGTCGGAGCAATACCTAGAGCACCTGCTTCGAATCCAAGAGTCAAATCTGCATCCTGTGCGCCAGTTGCGCCCTTTGTTGGATAAAGATCGCCTGACTCTGTACCAGACTTGGTAAGAGTGTCTGTTCCCTGTCCGAAAACAGTAAGAACGTTCTGTAGTGTTCCTTCAGTCATTTCAGTCATGATCATAACCTGCATAGCAGACTTGAACAACTTAGCTGCGTCAAGAAGCTGATCTACAGTAACATCTTCGTAAGTTGGGTTGTAAGTAATCTGAAGACCGTTGTTGGTAAAACCTACGTTACGGACTTTAGCACTTGCATCGAGAGCGGTAGCTGCTGCTGTACGTGGTGTGAAGCTGATGTGGCCAGCTTCCAAAAGGTTTTCGTAATCTGCTACATAAGTAGGATCAGTTGAATCTTTTGTCGTAATGTACACAGGGGCAGCACCGACGATAATGTTTTTAGCATTGTTAAATGCCATTGTTTCTACCTCCTAATTTTTAAAAATTAAATTGTTAGGCTGGCTAGGCCCTTTCCTCTTTCCTCTATGTCCAATTTTAGGCCATAGGGGGTAAAAAGGCAAACCTAATTATACGTATCTACCAGAGCTATTTGTTATACGAGAGTATTTGGCCTCAATGATTATATCTGCCGAATAGAAGCCATGTAGCTCCTCTGAGGGCTCTGTTGGGGACATATCTGAGACATATATGCTGTGGAATTTAAATTTCTCTGAATTAAAGCCAGACGAACGATTTACATCAACAGCCGATTCATCCATGCGTCTAAATTCATCTATCATAAAATTTTTAATCTCATTGATCTCTGAAACATCTGTTGAATAGACTGTGAACAATATCTGCTCATTACATATAAGCCATAGGGTATCATAAGCTACCCCAATCTTGTCATAGATTATATGTTTCTTCCCGCTCAAGAATTGACTCATTTCAGCCTGCTGTTGAACAGGGAATATCGGAACTAGGGTTTCTCCTATATTGTCGCTATAGTAATCTTCTGGATCAAATATTTCTGCCGCCTGTAATTTAGCCCAAACATATTTACGAAGTTCAAGCATTGCATCTATTTTATAATTAACTGGCACTATAGGGCTCCTCCGAATGCTGCAGATAATGCTGCATCTGCTTGAATAGAGATTGTATTAGGATTAAATGAATATTTGACTGTCTTTATTTCAGATGGTAAATTAAGAGCTCTAGTCATTGACCTATTAAACAATTGCTGGAATCCTGACCTCTTAATAGAAACATTAACTAAATTAGTTCTAAAAAATTTAGAATATGTCATCATGAAAGAATTTTTTACGCTGGTTCCTCCAGGCCTTTTAACGACCACAGAGGCCCCTTCTGGCATAAAGACTGTATAACCATTAGTTTCGAATACAAGGCGCTTAGAATGGCGTGGAGCAATTTTAAGAGGCATTCCAGCTTCCATCACAGACGCTTTACTTACAAATACATGTTTACGATTTCCTTCTGCTGATGCAAAAGACTTAGATGGAAGAAAATCATAGGTCATTGAAAACCCAAGTCCTAAAGAATCTAATTTATTTAATTTAAATAGTCTTGATCCAGGATCGCCAGTCTGACGCCATTCATATACATGGTGTAATGATTTTGGCTTTATTCTGGCTTGAGAATCTACATACTCTGCAAAGTCTTTATTAATCTGATTAAATATAACTTCATTAAATCTATTTTGAAATGCTACATTTGTAGTCAGTTTACTTATAACTTGAACATTATAATACATGTAAGCTGATACTTGTGCTACTAGGCTTTCTTTTAATACCCCGCCGCTGGACTTGACCATAAGGTTCTTAAGCCCACTTGATGCCTGAATCAAAGGAACGCTATAGTCCAATTGTCTGATTCTCCGATCTCTTCAGTACAGAGTTATATGCAATTATTTCGCCAAATGCATCTGTTACTGGTGTGCTTCCAATCACCTCAAACACGGTGGGGGTCTCAGTTGGATAGTTTAACTCTACCCAAATTACATTACCCTTTGAGTCTCTTACGTTAGTAACCTTTTCCCTAAAGGTCAACTTCTCTACAGTTCTTAATTGCAAAATTTCTTGATTTTCATACTTGGTGCCAAAAGACTGAATGCTATTTGTGCGGGTAGAAGAAGAATTACTAATAACTCCTTTTGCATGACAAGGCAGAGTCTTGTAATAAATCCACTCTTTTACTATTGCTCCAGTATCTGCATTTTGTGAATCTATTTGCTTATAAATGTCAATCTTCATAGAAAGGACTGCATCTATTACGCTAAACATTTTAGATCACAACCATTTGTGTTATTACATAGTCTGCCAGCAGCTTATCTGCATAGGCACAACCTGTACCTGATGATATCTCAGCTCCGTATTGAAAGTTCCAGTCAAATGAGGACACCTTCTTTAGATATTGATCCTTCCAATGTCTGTCCTTATCAAAGTAATGACCCATAAGCTGAATGCAAGCTTGCTCTACCTCATCTGGGACATTGTCCCATCCGAACTCGCCCTCGACACGGTATCTAACACCTCTTCTAAATGCTTGTCCAGAATATGATTCGTTAATTGTTGGAGGAACCATTCCGTTTGCAAGATATACAGTATTATCTAAAAAGTTTGTTCTATCAATTCTTATGCCGTATCCGTTCTCAGATACAATTGGAGTATATCCCCAATTATTTACTGGTGGGTTTGCTGTGTTATCCACAAGCAAAACATCATCAGCATATAGCTTATGAATTTGGTTAATCTTTGAAGACAGTACGAGGATATCAGAATCTACCCCATACACAACTTCTTTATCGTCGTATAAGAAAAAATCTTGACCAGTATAATCTTCTATAATTTCTCTGGCATATTTTTCTGCCATTTGAATTTCATGATAAGATTTAGCGTTTGGATCTGACGGGTCTGTTCCCCAGTCTAAATCTTCTATGGCATTTGCTATATCACAATATGGAGTAACTACTTGCAAATATGATGTATGATTTACTGGCACTCCGCCTACCTGATATGTCCAAACCAATCTTAGGTTTTTATCCTTACTGGTTATTGCATATGGGACTGGCAGCTCATATGTTCCAATATCGTTTTCTAGTTTAATTGTAGAAACATTTGGATAGTCTGGTTCGCCAGAAATTTGATTTGCCGTTTTGTTTGTATAGCTTGTAATATCATAAATATTGCAAGCTACTGAACCGTCTGCATCAACTATATTGTTTCTAAAAAAAACTTTTGTTTTTGCAGTTGAATAACTCTTTGTGTATATTTCTGCCATTTAATTGGCTTAGCTGTAGAACTCCTGCACTTCTGCTGGAGTTGCCATTACGAAGCCTTCCTCCTTATCAAAAATTGCTTGGGCTGTATCTTTGTCCATAGCAACAAATGGATGCTCCTTGGTAAAACGATGTCCTCGTGTTTCATAACTGAAATTAGGGCGGATCATCTTAACAAGAACCATATCTTCTTTATTAACTACTTTTGTTTCCACCTTTGGCAATGTATCATTCATTTCTTTTTCTTCTTCCTCTATACCCTTGGCTTTCTTATAAATAGCCCAGGTCACGCCTTCTTCTGCAAGAGCAGCTACAATTTCTTTTTTACCGCCCAATCCTTTAATATCTACTGCAAAGTCTTCGGCAATTTGCTTCAGCTCTGCAACTTTCAATGTATCAAATGACATTAATTTCTCCTTTTGTAGGTCATTTAATTATAGCATTAGTACATTAAAAGGAAAAGCCCCCAAATTAATGGGGGCCTTTCAGCAGATCTAATTCCTAATTAGGAAGCGACCTTAACGTTCTTAACTACAACCCATGCGTCTGCTTGCTCAATTTGAACGCCAACACGAGTATACATTGTGTACTCGATAGCATCCTTCTTTGGCCAGAAGAAGCGATAGACAGTTACGTCACGCTTGATACCAATAACTACGTTATTTGGGAATGTCAAGTGGACATCTCCGTGGTTGCCAGTCTCGCCTGAATAATCGCCATCCTGTGCTTCTGGAAGAAGTGGGACTTCGACAATCGGAATACCGAATGCGAATGGTGCGACATATCCTGCTGGGCCACCTAGTGGCTGTACACCCTCACCACGGATAACGCTTGATGCGATATCTTGTGGGATTGTGTTGTTTGTTCCAATGCTGTTTGCGTACAGGAAGTCCTGAATCAAATTGGAACCAGCGAGGAAGCGAAGGTCTGAACGACGTTGCTTGTACTTACGTGGAAGCTCCTTAAGAGCTGAGTTGAAGAGAGCACGGCTGATACCAGCACCTGCTGCGTCTACAACGTGACCATAGGTCTTTGCCTTCTTGACTACACCATCAAATGCCTTATAAAGGTTATCTGATGTTAGCGAGGTATTTCCATTTAGGAGTACATCCTCAATGTCGTTACCTGCCTGTGTTGCCATCATACGGGCAATATGATCTTCTAGATCTGGACCCTCGATATTGTCTTCAAGAGATTCTGTTGAAAGCTCCCAGTCCAAGCGAAGCTTCTTTGTTGTAAGAGAGATCTTGGAGAAGGTAACAGCGGCGTTTCCACCAGTCTGGTCTGCTTCTGTAGCGAGAACCATAAGCTTCTCACCAACACCAATGCGATCAATCTCAGTAGTGTCTGCTCGCATGCGAACAGTACGAGCTACTTTACCAATTACTGTTGCATCGAACATGTAATCGAGGAAACGTGCTGACTGCTCAGGGTTGAGAAGTCCTCCTTCTCCCTCAGCTGCAACGTGAATACCTGTTGTGGCTGTGGCTGAACCTGTCATGTTTCCAGTTACTGTTGTATTTGCTGCAACTGCTTTTTCTAACATTTCATTGCTCATTGTTTATTTTCACCTACCTTTTATTTTAAAAGTTCATTCACGGAACCGAGGAAAGAACCGTTCCATTTTGATTTCTTGATTGTTACTTCCTGTGACCCGCCAAGGTCATAGGACTTCTTAACTGCGGTCTCTGATTCTACCGCTCCGACACGCTTTTCTACGCCATCAATCGTGTTCTTGATATCTTCTACAGCCTTTGAAAGTGCTGCATGTTGTTCTGCCAATTCTGAAATTCGGCCATCAACGCTCTTGCTGAATGTTTCAACTGTATCTTTAATAGCTGAAACTTGAGCAGCATTTGCTTCTGAAGCCTTGTTTAGTGTATCCGAGAAAAAGCCTTTAAGATCGCCTAGCATCTTTGCAAAATCAGGTTCATCAACCATAACTTCTGATACGTCGGCTGCTTTTTCTAGAACTTCGGCAGAAGCGTCTGCTACTGCATCTGCAGGAGCTTCTTCAACAGCTGGTGCTTCCTCTGCGGGAGCAACTGCTGCTGTGTCTTCTACGGTTGCTTCTGGTGCTACTGCATCTTCT